TAATCCTGAAACAATTCGTTTGTATACAAAAGAGTTGAGAAAGATATTAGATGATATTAAATTTTTACACGCATTAATAGAGAGTGGTCAGATAGCTGATAAAGCACTTGATGAATATCTAGCTTCACAACAAAGTAATGTAGATGGGTTACGAGAAAGTATATCGTCTATAACTACTGAAGTAGATAGTATGTTAACATCATCACACGACCATATGCATTTAATGGTAGAAGAGTTGCAGGATAGTGTTAAAACTCAACTAACTGATTCAGCATCATCACTATCATCAAATGTAGATGAATTAAATAAACAAATTACATCACTTGAAAATAAATTAAATGATGTTAATAAAGTTATTAATAAAATTAAAAACTCAAAAATGAGTAAGTATTTAAAATAAAGGATTTATTATGACTTGGATGATATTAACATTTGTATTTAGTGCTACAACCATAGCAGGAATTTATTCTTCTTGGAACTTGTTGAAGAAACAAGAATTAACAGAAGATTGGTTAGTAGCATTAGAAAATAGATTATCAAATATAATTGATGAAGTAAAAGAGATTGACAATAAAGGTATGTTCGAAGCAGACGATGAAGTAGGAACTATCTTTGGTCAAATAAACGCAATGATTACAACACTTAACGATTTCTTAGCTAAATAGGAGAAAAAATGCCAGAAGTTGCAAAAAAACCAAAAAGAAAAATGTATTTCGGACAAGTAACCGAAGATGCTATTATCAAATATAATAAAGAGACTGACCCAATTGTACGGAATCAAATTTACAACGAATCTATCAGGGCTCCGTTTGAAAAGTTAGCTGAAAATATTATTCACACATTTAAGTTTTATTACTTTGATGTTCCAAGTGAAGAAGTGAAACATGAGGTGGTTTCTTTTCTTGTTATGAATATGCATAAGTTCAAAGAGGGTAAAGGTAAAGCATTTTCTTATTTCAGTATTGTTGCAAAGAACTATTTAATTCTACACAACAATAACAATTATAAGAAGATGAAAAGTCAAGACCAATTAGATGTTTTGGATTTTAAAAGAAATGTCCTAAGTGAAGTTAAGGGTGATGAAGTAAAAGATTACTATGAAGTATTCTTTGAAGAGATGTTAGATTATTGGGACAACAATCTTATGGAATTATTTAAACGTAAGAAAGATTTAAATGTTGCTGATTCTGTAATTTATTTATTTAAGCACAGACATAACATAGAAAACTTTAATAAGAAAGCTTTGTATATTTTGATTAGAGAACGAACAGGTTCTAATACACAACATATTACAAGAGTAATAAATCAGATGAAGAAACAGTATTTTAAAATGCAAAAAATGTTTCAAACATCAGGTTCAGTACAGAATATGAATACTGGCTCATATATAAATGCTATGTTCAATTAATAAAAGAGGTGATTATGCCAAGAGCAAAAAAGAAAACAACTACACGTAGAAAAAAATCTACTACAAAAGACAATCCGTTTTTTGAAGCTGTAGTTAAGGGTGCTAAGAAAATCTTTTCACCACCTAAGTAAACTTATGTCGTTACTGACATGAAGTATGGGGCTGTAGCTCAGTTGGGAGAGCGCCGCACTTGCACTGCGGAGGTCGCAGGTTCGATCCCTGTCAGCTCCACCAGGCCGATTCGTCTAGTGGTTAGGACTCATGGTTTTCATCCATGCAACAGGAGTTCGATTCTCCTATCGGCTACATATAACTTATAAAAACAAAAAAGGGAAGCTTTCGCTCCCCTTTTTTAGTGTCCCATACTTGTAGGAAATATAAGACTATTTCGTTCCTACTTACGAAATAAACCGACCAACACCAACAATGCGACAAGTCCAGCGAAGCCAGATTCGCCGAAATTATTTATGATGGTTGTCAGGTTACCTATAACATTAACACCAAAGATGCCAGTTCCAAAGATTACTTCAGACACAGCACCAATAGCTATAAAAGACATCATTAAATGAGCTAAGTCATCTACATAGCCTTTTATCATTGTTACGATTTCCTTCATTGGTTTTCTCCCGTTAGTTAACAAAAAAAGGTTACTCAGTTCTGAAACCAAGCAACCTCAATAATAACTATCTAAAACATAATATTTTTATATTTATAATATGAAACCCTCATGGATAAAATTAAATCAAACAAATCACAAGTATTAATATTACGGAGTTTATATGGCTACAGATTATGAAGTATTTGAAGGTAAATCTCTATCTGACGTATTCAAAGACATTTACGACAATACTGAAAAAAATAGACAACAATTGGATGTTTTGACAAGAGAACTTGTAGGATATATTAAAGATGGTGATACTGCAGTTCAGATAGTTCCTATGTTAAAAGAGTATCTTGAAATCAATGTAAAAAACGATGACCAATTAGTAAAGATAGCAGCAATCGTTCAAAGATTGGTTGCTTCCGAATCCAAAGGTGGTTCAGAAGATTCATTTGGGTTATCTGATTCAGAAAAAGAACAACTAATGAAAGCAGTAGAAGAAACTGCAGGTGATGTTCAAAAATATTCTGATACTATCACAAAGGATTTTAAATCAACGGAAAGTTAAATGAAATTAAAATTACCTGAAATAAGCCTTAAAGCCACAGGACTAACTAATTTATTTGATGTAGACAACCACATTAGAAAAATATTAGGTCCAGTTATTAATCAAATAAATCGTGGAAAAGCTGATGAGGGAGAGTTAGCAGAAGTAATTAAAGTTTACTCTACAGAAGACCAATTAGAAGAATCGCCTGTAGATGATGAGCCTGATTATAAACTCATTGGTGCTATAAGATTTAGAAAAATATATTCACAACAAAATTTATCTGATGACCAGTTAATGATAGCTTATCCTTTAAATTTAAATATTGTAGATTTTCCTATAAGGGGTGAAACAGTATTTATTCAAAAAATTTATGATAAGTTTTATTATACAGATAGAGTTAATATATATAATAATCCCAATAATGCTTCATCCATTGGTTCAAGTCAAAAGTTTAATGTAGGAAAAATAAAAAAGTCTCAAAAAACATTAGATACTGCTGAATCAGAAGTAGTAGAGAATAAAGAAAATTCTGATGAAGTATTTTTAGGTGATTACTTTAAACCAAATTTTAATATAAGGTCACTAATACCAAATGAGGGTGATACTCTAATACAAGGAAGATTTGGAAATACAATACGATTGGGTAGTGTAGATAACGCACCAACTATAAAACTTAGAGCAGGTCAAATATCAGATTTTGAAAAGTTTGATGAGGGTGATGCTTTAATAGAAGAGTTAAGTGAAAAAGCAGTTAATACATCATTAGAAGAAAATATAAACTTAGATGCTTCTTCCATGTGGATGACTACAGACGAAACTGTTAGACTAACACCAGCAACATTAGAAGACTCAAACATATATCCAACCGAAATAGCACCAGCAGAGTTTAGTGGAAAACAAATCATTCTTAATTCAGGTAGACTGATATTTAATAGTAAGGAAGATGGTATTCTTGGTTTTAGTAACGGACCAATAGATTTTTCAACACTAAACACGTTTGGTGTATCAGCTAAACAAGGTTTAAATTTATATTCACCTACTATTTCTATTGGTAGAGATACTAAAACTAAAAATTTATCTTTAGAAAGTAATGAGGTTGTAATAAATGCAACTGATGGTTATATAACTAATATTGCAAATAAAATAGAATTATTTGGTTCTGGATTAAAAGATGCATCACCAGCTGTGAGAGGAACAGAATTAAAAGAAGTGTTGGAAGAGATGATAACGATAATGAAAACTTTAACAACTGGTCTCAATCAATTAGCTAGTGCAGTAGGACCTGCATTACCACCAGTATCGAGTGTGAGTGGAACAGTAGTATCAAGTGTATCAGAAAATATTTTTAAGCAAGTCGATGCAAAACTTAAATTACCAACTCTATTGAGTAGAGTGGTAGAAATTGAATAAACAAAAAAGAGGTAATAATAATGACAAAAAAAGACCTTGTTAGAGTTATAAGAAAACTGGTTAGAGAAGAAGTTAAAAAAGAAGTAGGTAAGATACTTATTACTGAGAAAGTATTCTCTAGAGAGCCAATTAGAAAAAAAACCAAAACCAAACCTAAGAAAAAAGTTACATATATTAAAGAAAATAAATCATTGAATGACATATTAAATGAAACAGTTGGTTTGACAAAAGGACCACAAGAAGAATATCCTGATATGGGTGGTAAACAATACACTACAGATAATATGGCAGACTTATTAGGTTATGGTGATATGGCAAGTCCTGAATTAAAAAGGGATAAGGTTGCAGCACAAACTTTAGCAGAAAAGGGTGTTACTCCAGACCAAGTAGGTGATGGAGTTGTTAACGCACTTACAAGAGATTATTCAGACTTGATGAAAGTGATTAATAAGGATAAATAATGGCATCTACAACCGAAAACAATTTAGACCCAGATACCAGTATTGGTTTCTCATTTCCACTTGGATTTGTTGGTGATCGTTTTTTTAATAGAACTAAAACTATAGAAGAACAGGCAGAACATAATTTAAGAAATTTATTATTAACTAATATAGGTGAGAGAGTAAATCAACCAGAGTTTGGTTCGAGATTATTATCAGTTGTTTTTGAGTTTAAAGATGATGCTTTAATTGAAGAAGTTATAAACGAAGCAGTTGATAGATGGTTACCATATGTAACTATAAACGAAGTTATAACAGTTGTTGATGCTACAAACCCAAACAGATTAAATGTATCAATAGATTTTTCAGTAGCATCATCACCAGGTGCTACAAGTCAAATAGTTTTAGATTTTAATGCTACACAATAGGAGATAGTAAATGCCTACGAATACGACAGGCCCAATAAAAGATGTATCCAAAGAAGTCAAATATTTAAATAAAGACTTTGAAGGATTTAGAAATGATTTGATAGAATATGCAAAAACATATTTTCCAACTACATACACAGACTTTAATGAGTCTTCTCCTGGAATGATGTTTATTGAAATGGCAGCTTATATCGGTGATGTACTTTCTTATTATGTGGATAGTCAATTTAAAGAATCTATCTTAGCATACGCTGAAGAAAAAAGAACAATTTATAATATAGCACAATCTTTAGGATACAAACCAAAAGTTAGTTATCCTGCAACAACTGTATTAGATGTTTATCAAACTGTACCTGCTACAGGAACAGGAGATTCTACAAGACCTAATATGAATTATGCTTTAACTGTTACAAATAATACAAAAGCAAAATCAAAATCTACAGGTAAAACATTTAGGTTTATGGATGATGTAAATTTTAAATATTCAAGTTCTTACGATCCTACTACAGTTTCTATTTTTGAAACATCAGCTAATGTTCCAACAAAATATTTGTTAAAGAAAAGAGTGAGAGCTATTAGTGGTGAAGTCAAAGAAGAATTAATTACTTTTACTTCTGCAGTTCAATATGATAAAGTAGTATTGGGTAATCCAAATGTTATAGAAATAATTTCCGTTACAGATAGTGATGGTAATAGTTGGTATGAAGTTCCTTTCTTAGCACAAGATACAATATTTGATGAAGTAGAGAATACATCAGCAAATGATTCTGATTTAACACAATACAACGATACAGCACCTTATCTATTAAAGTTAAGAAAGACACCACGAAGATTTACAGCATTTATCAGAGACGATAATAGAACTGAATTAAGATTTGGTGCAGGTGTTTCAGATAATCCTGATGAAGAGATTATTCCAAATCCAGATAGAGTTGGTTCATCGTTAGCAAGTGGTATTAGTAAGTTAGATACTGCATTCGATCCTGCAAACTTTCTTAATACAAGAACTTATGGATTAGCACCATCTAATACAACACTTACAATAAAGTATACAGTTGGTGGTGGAATACAAGATAATGTTCCTGCTAATGATATTAAAAATTTAAATGATGTTACATATGATATTGACGATTCTGCTTTAGTAACAGCTACGGTTCAAGAAACAAAAGATTCTGTAGCAGTTAATAATCCCGATCCCGCTGGTGGTGGTAGAAGTGGTGAGTCACTAATAGAAATTAAAAATAATGCACTTGCTTATTTCCAAGCACAGAGTAGAGCAGTTACAAAAGAAGATTATATGATAAGAGCAATATCATTACCACAAAGATTTGGAAACATAGCAAAAGTTTATATTGTTCAAGACGAACAACTTAACCAAGCTGAAGAACAAGTTCAAGAACCAGAAGTTAGTGTACAAGATGCACCACCACTTGAAGAACAAATAGAAAATATAAATCCGTTAGTTCAAGAAGCAGCTGATTTAAAATCAACAAGAGCAGAAGCTAAAGTTCAAACTCCTGCAAAGGTTAGAGAAACTATAGCAAAAGCTAGAATGACTTCACCTAAAAAAGCAAACGAAACACTACGTGGAGCATCAGCAGCAAATCCTCTTGGTAGACGTGTATCACCTGGTTTAAGAAAACCAATTAAAACTGGTGGAAGAGGAGGAGGATACTAATGGCTAAAAAACAAGCATCAAGAATACCTAATCCATTAGCATTGAATATGTATGTGTTAGGATATGATTCAAAGAAAAAATTAACAAATGTAAATCAAGCAGTAAAAGAAAACTTACAAACTTATCTTGGTCAATATAGAATGGTTACAGACGCAATCAATATTAAAAACGCTTATATAATAAACATCGGTGTTAAGTTTAGTATTATGACAAGACCAAATTTTAATAAGAACGAAGTTTTAGTTAGAGCTATAGAAACAGTAAAAACATTTTTTAATATTGATAGATGGCAAGTTAATCAACCAATTGTTTTATCTGATTTAGTTTATCAGTTAAGTTTAGTTGATGGTGTAGCTACGATAGTTCCACCTGTAGAGGATAACAAACAATCCTTACCGATTGTTATAACAAACAAATACAAAACTGCAAATGGTTATTCTGGCAATCTATATGATATAGACACCGCTACAAAGAATGGTATTATTTATCCATCGTTAGACCCTTCAATCTTTGAATTGAAATTTCCTGGTACGGATATTGAGGGTAGAGTAGTAGGAGACAACTAATGCATTATTTCGAATTTGCTACAGCAGACGCAACATTATATGAGGGTGAAGCAACCCAATCAGTAAACACAGGTTTAGACCCTATACTTGAAGTTCGTAAAGATATGAACTATAGTGGAACGACAATAAACGTATCAAGAGCATTAGTTAAATTTAATCTTAGTTATATAAGTGCTTCAGTTCAAAATGGATTGATACCTAAATCAGCAAAATATTATTTAAATCTATACGATGCAGGTTCAAGTGATTTACCATCATCACAAACACTTTACGCTTATCCTGTAAGTCAATCGTGGACAATGGGTGACGGAACATACCATTCTAATCCACAGATAACAGAGGGTGTTAGTTGGAGATATAGACAAGGTGAGAATGATGGAACACAATGGATAAGTGGTAGTAACAATACTGGTGGAACTTGGTTTAGTGGTAGTTATGCAGCTGGAACAAGAAACTTTACTTGTTCTTCTTCTTTAGAATATGAGACAACCGACAT